CCAGGTTTACTTAGTAAACTAGGTGTGGTTATATTAACACTGTTAACTAGCTACTCCTAGTACGGTTTTACCAATGTAACAGGGGCGACTTTCAACCAACACCTGCCCTGCGTAGCAGGGCTACTCTCAAGGCAAATTACTATTTAATTATCTAATATATATATACCCCTTAGAGGGCTTCATGAGAATTGAAAACCTATATAGTACATATATATTAGTTGTCTACTACAAGTCTATCTTCACAGAGAAACCTATATATCAAATATATACCCTCTACAAATACGACTACCCAGACAATCCGATACATATATATAATAGTATAGTATAGTATATAATACAATGGGATTTAAATGGAATGACGCAGTTGATGTACGAGACAAAATAATCGCTATAGGGAGACCCCTTAATTTAAAAGAAGTACAAAACGTGTTACGCGAACACACTGGTACAATGATACCTTGGTGGATACAAACATATATGCGAAGCATGGTGAGCTCGGGTATGCTGGTTTCATTACCTAATGGTGATTTTAAAGCAAATCATAACTGGAAGCCCGTAGTGTGATTATGCCAAATAAATATTACAATAGGTCAAAAAGGCGTGAGCAAGACCTTGTTCGTGAAGCCAAGAAAGATGGGAAAATCGGTATACGTAGCGCTGGTTCTAAGTCTCCGATAGATGTAGTAATCATAGATTCGCGTAATGCGATTATAGAATTAATACAGGTGAAGACTGGACAGATGTCTGAGAAGCAGATAGAGGCGCTGTATAACGAATATGGTATGCTAACCAAAAAGTATAAGGTGGTCTTTGACGTATGCCACTTTCCTTAGACCCTTGGCAGAAGGAAGCATTATCGTATGACGGAGACCTACTTATGTGTACAGGAAGAAGAGTAGGCAAGTCCTATATTTTGGCACGGAAGGCTGTAGAGTATGTAGTTAAAAAACGGAAGCCCGCTATCATTGTTTCATTGACTGAAGACCAAGCCATGGTAATCTTAATTTTCGCTTTGAACTACGCTAGGGAAGCTTACCCTCGGTTAATCGGAAAAGGCATGTATAAACCGAAACTGAAGGAACTCACATTAATCGTTAGAGGGAAACCTATCTCAATTCGTATTAGACCTGTAGGAGCTACAGGTGACGCGGTAAGGTCTTTTGAAGCTGGCTTCCTTGGTGTTGATGAGGCTTCGCGTATGCCTGTTTTGTTCTGGCTTGCAGCTACTCCTATTCTATTGACTGCTGGAGCAGACATTCAAATGTGCCTCGCGTCTACTCCTTTTGGTCGTCAAGGCTACTTTTGGAAGCACTTTAATGAAGCAGTCAACTTGAAGAAGGAAGATGCTAGATTCAAGGTCATTTACGTGACCACACCAGATGTTATCGATAATCGGAAGATTACCCGTACCTGGACTGAAGCCCAGAAACTAGGAGCTTTGAATTACCTCAAGCAAGAGGAAAAAGACCAGACGCGGCTGCAGTTCGGTCAAGAGTATCTAGGTCTATTCCTCGAAGACCTTCGACAGTTCTTTCCAGATGAGACTATTAAGAAGTGTATGACCCTCAAAGAGAAGGATAAGCTCGATATTAAGGGTGCTGACCTCTTCATGGGCGTTGATGTAGCAAGGCTCGGTGAAGACCAAACAGTCCTTTTATCCTTGGCTAGATTCGCGCGTAAGAACCTCAAGATGTATTCCTTAGAAATAGCAAGTAAAATACGGATTACGGAGACCATAAAGCGGATTTATAACGCTGATAGTCGAAATAGACATAACCTCATCTATATTGACACTGGCGGTGTTGGTGGCGGAGTATATGACGGACTTCTTGCCATAGAAGACATAAGATGGCGTATAGTCTCCATCAACAACGCCTCAAAGAGCTTAAACGTAGATGAAACCCAGAAAAACCGTATATTGAAGGAAGACCTCTATATGAACCTTCTAAGGCTCATGGAATCGGGCAAAATAGAGCTATTTGATGACCCAGACATAGAAGTATCGCTTAAATCAGTACAATATGAGTATGTATCCGTAGAAGCTGGCAAACCCCATATCAAAATCTTCGGAAACTACACCCATATCACCGAGGCACTCATAAGGGCTGCATGGTGTATGCAAGATAAATCGATAGAACCTTGGATTCGATAAATTTAAATATATGGGATAGTTAAGACTTCTATATGTTAAAGGATAAGTATACAACTTCAGAGTTAAAGGCAGCATCACCAGAGAAAGAGAAGGGTAAGATAGAGCTTTCTGAGGATAATTACATTCTAATTATAACAACTGATGCTAAGACCTTAGCTATCGACCAGTTAAGGCTGGCGGTGCTACATGGCTAGTATATTCGCAACTACAGCCGAAGTACAGATGCTATGCGGTGAGAACTGTTCAGCTACTTCTAACGCTGCTGGTCATATAGATGTTTATATGTCTATGGCAGAGAGCTATATTAATTCAGCTTGTGGTGTGAACTACTCAGATACCTATGCTGCACTCAATATAGATAAGAAGAGGATTTTATCAATGGCAGCAGCCTCGTATGCTGCTATATTAGTTATTAATTATGATTTAAGGAATTTCCCTTCAATGACGGAAATTCAGACTAGAATCAATGTCTTAGACAGCACATTCAAGATGTGCTTAAAGCTCTTAGGAGCAAAAGAGGGCAATACGAGAGACTTTGTCTCAGATGCATAATGGTATTAAAGAACACCTATGGATACACAGCAGCTCCTACAGCCACTTATGACTGGCAAGACCTAGCAAGCGGAACAGGGTATATCCTGTTTTATGGTGGTGATGACGTAGATGGAGATTACGCCCTTTCAAATAAGCCTTTTAATTCACACCATCTATACACTACAGCCTCAACTGTAGTTGAGGGTACACCTACTAAGGTAATCGACATAGACTTTGATGCTACACTTAATTATCCTATGAGAGTAAGCGGAAGGGTGATTCTAGAAGTACCATTAGCTCAGAGCGGAGTGGCTCGAGGAGACCCTGGAGACTCTTGGGCTTATATAATCGCTAAGCTTAGACGCTGGGACGGTACTACAGAGCATGAACTAGGGAATGACCAGACAGATACTCTAAACAGCAAAGATGGGCTTGTAGACTATAACACAGCCACGTTGTTCATAGATGTAGCTCAAGAAGACTTTAATGTAGGTGATGTATTGAGAGTAACTATAGAAGGCTATGCCTGGTGTACTACCACAGCCGCTAAACTTTCCCATGTTTACTGTGGACATGACCCTAACGCTAGGTCATCAGACTACCAATTCACAGCCTTTGTATGGAGTGCATCATATTCTAGCAGATTGCTATTACAGCTACCTGTGAGGGTGGTACAGTAATGCCAGCCGTAGATGTAACCACAGCCACCATAGGTGATATGACTAACGTAGTCAAAGATGTAGAGATTGCCGCTTTGTCTACCGAGGGCATAACTAACCAGAAAGAGACTAGGTATCAAAACAGCTTATGGTCTACTTATTATGGTATATATAGAAATGTAGCAAGCGTAAAATCAGCCATAGATATGAGGGCTATATGGACTGTAGGTAAGTCTTACAAAACACCAGATGCTAAGACTGAGATAATTCTCGAAGGAATCAAAGGGTATGGTAATGATACGTTTAACTCAATTCTCAAGAATATGATAGTTACGCGAAGAATAGGCGGTGATGCCTACGCTGAGATAATCCGAGCTGAAGGTAAGGACGGACAGATAATAAATATAAAACCACTAGACCCAGGTAGTATAGTCATAGTTACTAATAAGGCTGGAATAATCAAGAGGTACGAACAGACTAAGAAGGTCGGAAAGAAGACCATGTACCAAAAGTTTGCAACGAAGGATATTTTCCATCTAGTAAATAAAAGAGTAGCTGATGGTATTTTAGGTATATCTGATATAGAAGCTATACAAAAGATAGTCCTTGCAGACAATGAGAGCTTCGATATGCAAAAGAAGGTAGTAAGGCGTTTTGGAGTACCTCGATTCTTATTCCACTTAAAGACAGATAATCAAACTAAAATCACTGAGTTTATGAAAAAGGCTGATGCAGCTACTAATAAGGGTGAGAACCTTACAGTAGGAGCAGATGCAGTCAAAGCAGAGCTGCTTGCAGTTCCAAGTCAAGCGAGCATGAATATCTTGCCCTGGCGTGAGCATCTATCTAGATATTTGTACAGAGTTGTAGGAATACCAAGTATCATAATCGGTGGCGGTGGAGAAACTTTCACAGAAAGTAGTGCAAAAATATCCTATTTAGCATTTCAGCAGTCGGTTGAAGATGAACAGAAAGACCTAGAAGACGCAATTTGGAATCAATTATACTTAAAGGTAGAACTGGAGTTCCCTGCTACCATGCAAAATGAGCTGATAAGTGATGAAGGCAAAGACGCAGCTCAAGGGGCAGAGATTCAACCCTCAGATACTACTACAGGCTTGGAGAGTGGCACATAATGGCAAGAGAATTAGAGAGGACAGATGTAAACCCAAAGAAGCTAAAAGAGAGAGAACTGCTTAAGAATTATGCTTATCAAGAAGCCTTACCACCGAGAATGTCTGCTGAGGAATTACTACCTAAATCAGCAGTTCCACAAAGTAGCGAAGGACTAGAGACAAGAGCAGCCCAAACGAATATTAAGGTTCGGTTTATACAGCCGATGGATAGCGGAGTTCAAGGCGGTATGTATGAGATGACCCTTTCAGATGGTAGAAAGGAACTGCTCACACCGAAGGAATATGAAGTAATCGGTAAACGAGGGCAATTTAAAGGTTATACTGAAGGCGAGGACTTAGGCGGAAAGCTAGGACAATTTATAAAATATTTTCAAGGTGGTAGAGAGGCAGTCCAGGAATTAATAGAGCTAGGCAAGGCTCAGCTTAAAGCTGAGGAACAAAACGCCCAGACTGAAGAGGCTAGAAACCAATTCAGAGAGCAACTAGAGGGCATGGCTCAGATAGACATAGATGCCTTAATGGCTGCCATACCAGATGTTACGGATATGGGCGGAATCTCAGATGCTTTTATCGCTAATGGTATACCTATAGCAACAATGCTAGCATTAATAGCTACAGCAGGTGCAGGATTAGCAACAGCTCCAGCAGGTGGAATCGGTGCAGTACCCACAGCAGCACTACTTATACCGCCAGCAATAGCGTATGATACCTATGGTGGATATAAGAAGCTAGAAGCTACTAGTGCAATCTCCACAGGAAACGAAGCCTATGGTAAGTTCATGGCTGGTAGAAGAGCGATAGGGGACTTAGAAATAGACTTACAGGCTGGCAGAGGCATAACTGCTAAATTAAGTGATGGTACTACTTCAAGCGACCCAGCAGAGATATACACAGATATTGTACAGCAGGCAGTAATCGCAGATGTAACCCTTAAGCAGATGTATGATAATGATTTCTTTAACATAGAGAGTAACGTAGGTGCTCAATGGCAGAAGGTAAGAATATGGCTACAGACTGAGCCTAATTCAAGGCGTAGATTCGCAGAAGCTTATCTCAATCCACCAAAGGAAGGCACACCAGAGTATGAAGCAGCCCAGCAAGCCTGGCGAGAAAAGGAAGCTCGAAACGCTCAAGATACCTCAGAATCCCCTCAGTTCTAACGCTTACATTCTTTACAATATTGCAAAGAATAGATTTATATAATATTATGAATTATTGACCTAGATGGAAGCAGCGAATACAAACGTTATAATCGCGGTCATTATAGGCTTAGTTATAATAGAATGTATTGCTATGGCTCTAGGTTTTAATGGCACTCTACGGATTATTATCGTTGCTGGCATGTTCGGACTTGCTGGATATACCTTGCCAAATGACGCATTAAAAAAAGTGGGGGTGATTAAATAATGGAGAAAGAAACAGCAGACCTTGTAAGAACTATTTCATTCATGGCTACGTGCATCGTATTTATAGTTCTATTCATGGAAATCGTAGAATCAATAGTATAATAATCATGGAAGATTCAAAAAAAGAACAGGAAGAGCCTAAAGAGGAGAATAAAGATGCTACCCTAGCAGAGATGCAAGGACTGGCTAAGAAGCTAACAGAGCAAGAGGCACGTATGGACGCCAAAGCTCTAACACTAGAGAAGAATACTCTAGCCTTTAATGCTAGGTTAAGAGAAGCCAAGCTTTCTGGTAAGACAGTCTCAACTACTCCAGGGAAGACAGCAGAAGATGTAGAAAGTGACGCTAGAGTAAAAGCTATAGGGGAAGCTACTGGAGCAAAATGGGCAAAGAGTATGTAGCAACAAAGGAAGACTGGGAAAAGGTCATAACTGAGTGTGAGAAGCAGTTTGAACTGATGGACAACACAAAAAAAGAGATGGCTTTCGCTAGAATTTGTCAACAGCATCTATATGATTTTGCTTCAGAACAACTTGACATTCTTTGCAATACTGAAAAGAAAGGAAAGGTTTAAATAAAAGCTACTCTTATAATGTTAGTATGGCTGATGAAGCAATCATTACAGACTTACTAGGAAATGATGGAGATAGAATTTCTTTTACAATTGCAGATGCTTCAGCAGTAGAATCTCATAGCCTTATGGTCTTAGAAGACCTTCGTACAGTAGTTATACATGCAGCAGTAGACACACCTTTTGCAGGAATACTAGCAGCAGAGAAAGTTCTAAGTGATGGTAATACACAGGTTACCTGTATTACTAATTGTATCGCTAAATTAGTAGTAGCTGGTGGTGGTTCTTGCACTATCGGTGATGACGTAGCACTAAGTGGTACAGTCAATAAGATAGATTTAGCTACAGGAACAGATAGAGAGAAAGGCTGGGTAGTTGGCAAAGCTCTAGAAGATGGAGCAGCTGGCGAAACAGTTTTAATTAGAGTAATGGCTTTGTGTTAAAATGGCAGATAAACCAGGAATGGCAGATTTAAGGGCAGAAGACGTAGACAGAGTAGTCAAGAATTATGCTTTAGAGAATTTTACAATGCTTCAAGTATGTACAGTAGTACCTACATCAGCAGAGAAGAATACATATTATCAAGAGACAGATTCAGATATTACCAAGACAGTTACTACAGGAATCACAGGAACTAGCTTCGCTGGAGTACCAGAGGGAGCAGTTTTCCCGTATGTAGAACACTCATGGACTGAGACAGCAGCTAGAGTTAAGAAGCATGGAGCTGATAATTTCATAAGCTGGGAAGTAGCAACCCTTTCAGCTATTGACGTTAAGGCTAGAATGCTTGAAAGAGTAGGCAGAGCAATAGCTAAGTCTGTAGATACAGCAATTATAACAGAGCTAGCAACTACTACAAGTACAGCAGCAGCAGTTCAGACATGGGATAACGCTACTGAGAGCTTACAGCAGCCACTTAAGGATATTCTTAAAGGGATAGCAGCTATGGCAGTAGACAACTGGAGTGCTTACAGCAACGGATACATTATAATGCACCCTAATAATTTCATGGAATTAATGAATAACCCAGTATGCAGAAATGCTGGACAGTTCTATACAGGTGACGTTACTAAGAACGGTCGAGTAGGAATGATAGCTGGACAGACAATTATAGTCAACAATGCAAGCACAGAGAATACTATTCTTATGTGCATCGGACAGAGTGCAATGTCATGGTATGAAGCACATGCTTTGACTACACATGTTATAGAAAAGCCTGGAATCGGTTACACTATTCGCGCCTGGCAAGTTGGTGTCCCAGTTCTGATTAATAATAACGCAGCTTATAAAATCACGGGGGATTAAATGGCTGCTGGTGATATTGTCGTTATTTCTGAAAACGCTAATTCTCGGAAGG